TTGTAAGCAGGGACTCGGCGGAGAGTAGTATGGTGACCTGCGGGTCTAGCACTTGAACCACGTTTAAGGTAAGCAAATCCAGTGCCGCAAAATTCTATGCCAAGGACTTGCTCAATAGGAAATAGACAATAAAGACAATGAGTATAAGTTCCATTCTGGATACCTAAGTGAAATTGCTCAGCCCATTGGTAGCCATTTATGTAGCGTTCACTTGTAGTCTTATGATCCCATGAGAAGATCATTTGATCTTCCTTCCTACGCATAATAGAGTCCATTCGGTAGTAGAGGACTTGTGTATCACTTATAGGAACTGTGCCAGATATCTCCGTCATCTTCTTCCCATCAAGTTCAACCACTTCATTCTCAGTCAGATCACTAAGTCGTTCATCTCTGAACTTTGAAAGCGCAGTTACTACACCTAATGGATCTTTTGGTGTGTAGATGGAGTCGGTTTCTGGATCGAATTCTTCACGATACTTATTGATGAATAGTTCATAAGCTCCAGCTACATCTTCGTAACCGTTAAGGAGTTGATACTCACGAGCTATGTGCCAGCAAGTCCCGAAGTAAAGATCATGAGCTGGCATGTCAAGTTTCCATCCAAGTATGTGAGCAAAGAAATACATACGAGGACAAGCTATGTAGTCGTCGAGTTTGGATGAGTCTCGTATGTGCCAAGTTGGACTTTCAGTGATTGGTAAAGTCATTCCTTATCCTCCTTGTGATATTCCTGGGTTTATTGTCTGTTCATAAGACCATCTTAGAAACTCCATTAATGTTGTATGAGAAGGCATTTTCTCTGTATTTGAAATATAGTCTGCAATAAGAATATCAAGTGATTTATGTAGATCCTTGTGTATCTTTATATGTTCTTCTTTTGTCATCTTATCCCCAATCTCCAGTAAGTTTAATCTCCTCCACACCGGAAGTTAAGATTTTAACTAAGCTTCTTGCATCTTCCTTCTTCATATTAAGATGTCCGCAATTAACTTTATCAAGTAAGACATGAAAGTGATAGTAGTTTCTATTAGGCTTGAATGCCTTTAGATGTAAGTTCATACTACTCCTCCTTTGTCCATCTGCCACTGGTAATTACTTCTTTATCTTTTGCATAAGTTGACATTCCTACTATATGATGAAAGAATATTGCCTCTTTTTCCAGCATACATAGTTCTCCACAATTAACTTCATTCATGAAGACTGTAAATTTTGTATGAGTTCCATTAGCTTCATCTGCTCTAAGATGTACTCTCATAATTTCCTCATTAAGTGTTGGTCTAACAATTCAGAAGACATACGAAGTATACGTTCGCAGAGGGCTATTGACATTACTTTACCTACCAAATTAACTTCATCAGGTAGTTCCCTTGATACTTTGTCTAACAACAATGCTTCCTTCCTCCACTTCCTTAAAGTCCTCTCTGTAATAGGCATCTTATTATTTCCTCTCATATTGAAGTTTTAACCACTTACCATCTCCATCCCTGTCTACATACAAAGTCTCACCGATCATCTTATACTTATGCAAAGGTCCCATCTTATCCATAGCCTTTTTAATTTCATCTGAGCAAACTTCTCCGACAAATTCAGTTAATTGATAAGTTACAAGTCTATAAACTGAAAAACCAGCATATGTAAAGATACTAACTAAAATAAATATACAAACCATTCTTAGTGTAAATCTAAAAAATATGATTTCTCTCAATGTAGTCTCCGTTTTTGTAAAGTAATAAGTTAAGACCTCCATGCTTATGTGCAAAGATAGCACAGGCGATACTATTCATTACATTTAAAGCGCACGGAACTATGTAATCTTTCTTACTTGAGTCCTTTAAGACATCTGAAAATGTCCTGTGCATATTATTTGTAGAATACCTATTCATAGGTCCTTCGCTTAGAAAAACAATCTCACCAAATTCCTCAGCTGCAGAGAAATCATGAGATGATCTGTTGACTATGTAAACGTGAGTGTCTTCCATTAGTTGTCTCCTTCAGGTTCATTAGATATGTCGTTAGCTGGAGTAGTATTCGACATACCTTTTATGTTAGCTAATATAGACTCTGGGGCCGTAGACTTTACTTGATCACTTGGTCTGCGGTCTCTTAGGTCAAGGTTAGGGTTGGGAAAGTTAGGTGGTGACAGTTCGTTCAATTTTTTTACAAACTTATTTCCCTTCTCAGACGGTTTGAACTTTGGGACATCAGTTGGTGTTAAGTCAAACTCAACAGATTCTTCAGTACACTCATGAGGTTCTATAAGATCTACTATCCGACCATACTTTGGCAGTGCCTTTCTGTATATGTTAAGGCGTAGGCCACAATTACTGCAAAAAGTTAGTTTAGACATCTTCTAACTCCTTAATCTCAACCTCAAACATCTCCCAAGTTGAAGCTGACTTATTAAACCCAATTAAGATGCATTCAAGTAACTTACCAACTTCAATCCAAGCACTTACTTCGCTGGAAAACTTCTTAGGCACAAAACCTAAGAAAGCAGCCTTGTTGAAGTTATTAAAGTGAATCTGCACTGCATTTGGATCAAACTTGTTTTCCGGCTCAGGCACTAACATCAAGTTGTCACCTTCTACTATATCATTTAAGATTGACTTGTAACTGTGAAACTTCACTCCCGCGATGTAGAATTTCATCTTTTTCTCCTTTTATTCGTCTCCATAAAGTAAACCTCTGTCGATCTTTCGTAGATCTATATTGTGAGCTTCTAATACCTTTTGTTTAGCTTCTTCATATGGGCTTATTCTTTCTGCATAGATGCAAGTTAGTGAATATTGTTTAGTACATTTAAACTCCCCTGAAATGTCACTACCAGCATAACAGATTGGGCCTTCTTCTGGAAAGTACTTGCATTTGTTATTCATCTTCAGTCACCTCCATAGGTTTATAATCCTTATACTTTAAAATAGACTTTATTACACTTCTACACTTATCACATTTGTAATAGTATTCACTTTCACCTTCCACAATCCACTTATCTGGCTCACAGTTATGACATGATCTAATTGAGAATGGGTTAGTCATCTTCAACTACCTCCACATTAAAGGTTCCTTTTGGTATCCTCTTATTAGTTAAATGCTGATAGTGTACAATAGCTCTCATTGTATCTAATTTGTCTCTAATCTTCCACAGCCTATCCTTCTCAGCAAAGTCTAACCCTGCACTCACACCAAATTCATCTCCGGCTTGAGATGACATTATGAGTGAGCCAATTCTACCTTTAGGAATACCATCTATTGAAACTTCTTCTTTCCATCCTATAATCTTATAAGTATCTTTTTTCTTAGGCTTAAACTTCATTCCCCATCTTGTCCTTTTATCTATTTCATAAATACCAAAGACATTCCTTATTATTATACCCTCGTATTCCATCTCAATAACTTTATCATAGACTCTCTTAATTTCATCAAGTGTATAACAAATCCAGTATGGTGAGATTACTAATGGAAGTTTTATCCTTTCTCTAAGTATATCAAGTTCAATTGTTCTTACCATTTGAGGCTTTGATATATCTTGATAATCAAAGATATGAAACTCCATTTCTTTATATCGAGGATGGATATTGACTGTCCTACTTACTATTGAATGGATAAGTTCATGGCCACCTTCAAGAAAGATATCATGGTTATAGAATTCACCATCTAATTTTTTAGTGGAGCCAAGGTTTTGTAGTGCTTCATTAATATGAGGAACACTGAAGACAGGATTTTCTTCACTGGTTACAAGTAAATGACTTCCATTTTGAAGTGGATGATCTACTCCACGATCTCCGTCATACTTGATTTGAACTATAAATGGAGGATTCCAAGTTACTAACCTCTTTTCCTCAAAAGGATAGAACTTTTGAATACCTTTCCATCGCTGCCACTTACCTATCATAACTAACCCAACCCTATACTTTTTGAGGTTGCTGGAGTGAAACCTCCAAGTTCCTCGAACCTTTTATCAAAGACTTTAAAATACGGTTTAGTTGTATCAAAGTATGGATGCCCTGATGGTGCGAATCTCCATAATGAGGCCATTTCTGTCTGACTCATCTGATTAATATCTTTAATTACTTTTAGTTCTTCATCAGACATTAGTATTTCTTTTATTTTACCTGTCATATCCTCGAAGCCTCCTGTATTTATCATAGGCTTCAATGACTGAGTTTTTGAATCTAATCAAGTCAGACTCACTGGCTATGTAGATGTGAATCTCTGGAGTGTTTACATCCTTATTGTAAATTGAAAGAGTGATTGGCCAAGGATCTTCTGGCTCTGAGAATCTTAGGGAGGTTTTTGGGCCTTCTTTTTTATTGCAGAAAAATGAACTTGAATTGAATTCCATCTTATTATCCTTTCGTATTAGATTGTTTAAAAATTTTACGGACTATGGCTACTCACTACATGGTACAATTTCTAAGCCATTAAAAAGCCCTGGCTAGGCCAATCCTAACCAGGACTGGTTAAAGGAGGAAAATCTTATTTCCCTTGCAGCTCCTGTGCGCGTTTCTGAAGGCCCTTGATCATCTTGACTTGATCAGCTGGAGTTGCGGCCAAGAACTGTGCCTGGTAAGCTTGGGTAGGATCAACTGTAGCTCCCTTAGTCGAGACACCCATCTTTGCCACGCCCAACCTAGCCTGTACCTGCTCCTGACTTTCGCCCTTGCGGAGGCCTGAACGGATATTACCTTGGAGAGTAACAGTCCAGTTAGCCTGAGCATTTGTCTTAACAGCCTCATCTCCAAACATCTCGATCATTTCCTTTGCCGTTGCTCCAGTCTGAACCATAATACTTACAGGCCCTAACTCTGGAGTTCCCTTTTCCTTACTTGCTGGTACTTTTGCGCTTACTGCCATTCCTGTAGACATAATTTACTCCTCTTTTAGATTGTTAGTGGTTTATTAATTGGTAAGTAGTTAAGTGAAGTTCACCTCCTTTCATTGTTTATATCTTTAAGCATTTCCCTACAGTAATAAGTCTTTCCATTTATAGCCATAGATACTACAACTTCTCCAACTCCTATTACCTTTCCTATATTTTTATATGTCATTCCGTCATTTCTTAGTTTCACTGCTGACTTTAATTTTTTCAGTGTCATTTTAACTCCAGCACCAGCCATACTCCTATCCCTACCATTGTCTGAGTGTGTTCCAAGGGCAAGATGTTTAGGATTGATACATAGTTTATTATTACAAAGATGTCTAATACAGGTCTTTCTCCCATTTATACAGCTTAAATAATCTCCATAAGCTAAAATATATGTTACTCTGTGGGCTGTCATTGGAGATCCAATAAATGAAGTTCTACCATATCCAAGATTTTTATCTATAGACCCAGTCCATATCCAACACTTGTCTTCTCTTCCTCTATTGGTATAGAGGTTTAAGAATGTATTTAGTCTTTCTTTATTTCCATTATACATGGTAACATTATACACGTTCTATAATGATTCGTCAAGGCATTTTTTGGTGTATTTCACATCTTGTCATTTTCCTCTTCTTTATCTTCCTCAGTTTCATCTTCTAGTATTAGTCTAGATTTGCCCTTATACAATCTATCCTCATATCCATCGTAAGTTCCTTCACAAGGTAGTAAAGCCATTTAACTTAACCTCCTGTTGAACACATTAGTTATCTTAACCTAATCCCCATTGCCTCAGCCATTTCTTCAATCGACTTTGGCTCAAACAATCTTTTATCAACTCTTTTTTTCTCTGTCTCGTTTTTTCTCACGCTCAAGAAAAGCTTTTCTACGTCTTGCCTTTTTGCTACTCATCTCTCTCACCTCTAATCAAAGTTACACTCTTCTCCCAAGTCAAGTACTATGCCAACTTTCTGCGCTATATCCTTGATTTGGTCAATAGTTAATACCACAGGATCTGGTGCCTTAGTTTCCTTTTTACTAACTCTATCAATAACGTGTAATCTACCATCTATTTCAGCTAACTTCCGATCAACTTTCTCATACTTATCTCTCCAGTCTCCCCATATCCCTCTAAGCTCAAGCATAGTATTTTTTGCATCTATATATGCCGCGTAGGAAGTATTGCAGATTTTCCTAAGACATTCCTTATCAAACTCTAACTCATTTTGAATTCTATTATCAGACATCTTATTCTCCTTTCATAGTCCAAAGTCCGTCAAATTATTATACAATCTTCCCTCCCATCGCTTGCCAGGCCCAGTAGTAACCGATTGCTACTCCAAGCATAATTAAGAAGAAATTAATGATCATGTCTTTTAGCATTTAACTACCTCCACACCTGATAACCATAGTATCTATTAACAGCATTTAAAAACCCTGCTCTAACATAGTCACGACTTGGTTCATCAAAGTATGTAAATGCTATTTGATGCCCTAAGTGACCATGTCTTAGTTCTATCATCTCATATAATCTTAACCAGTACATAGTTACCTCCAAACAAAGTTTCCATTATCTAACTCCCAACCACTCTTTTCTACATCATCTGGATTAACTCCGTAGTACTCACACACATCTGCATGAATACCTTTAACAATACTAAGCACTTTACCACTTAGCGTACAAATACAGACTCCAATTACCTTCCCTGTATGCTCTTTGATTGTCTTTGGATCCTTATCATAAACCTGAGCAACCACTTTCTCACTATTATAAGTAATAGCCCTGTACGGCAACTTAGGCTTTACCAAGTTCCATTCTTTCATTTTGAATTTAAGTGTCATTTGACTAACCTCCTAACTTTTCATAAGGTGGTTGACAACTATACTTCTGCCCCTTGCCAAGCCCAAGACCAACTCCATACATCTCAAAGCATCTCGGACACATAATAGCCCAAGAACCTCTACTTTTCATTTGACCATCTACAAACCATTGTTTATTACCTACCCAATCAACCATCTCCTCACAGATATCACACCACTTTGGTGTACTTCCCAACCAGTGCTTTTTCTCAGTCATAACTATCTCCTAACAAATATTGCTACTGGACTGTCCTTTGAATTTTCATCCCATAGTCGAACATCACTACTGGTTACATTGTCAGTATTACCATCATCATCTAATATTAAAAGACGATTCCGACCTAACTTTTCCAGATAGTCAATTAACTCACCTACTGTCTCAAAGTTCGTCATAACTTTACTCCTTTCACTGACATTTTAATACATCTAAATAGTCAAATAACTCATCATGGATCTGGTCACTGTTCTCTATCTCATGGTCTCCATCAGTATACCCACAGATCCAACCTTCCAACCATGCCACGTCTGGATTGCCAGGATCTCCATTCTCATAGAAGTCCTTTAGGCTTTCCTTTGCACTTTCTAAATCTATCATTTTTTACTCCTTCCATGTTGAGTGTTAATGCCAAACTTCACTTTCATTACCATTATGGCATATTTAACCAAAGATGTCAATAACTTTTCATCCTTAAACGACATAACTTAACACGATTCAGATCGTTTAATAATTTAACGGACTATTCCTCAGCAAACTTCATTCCTTCCATATCAATAGGAGCATTTTCCTTAGCTATTACTTCTTCTTCTCTATCACTATTATACTTAGCTAGTTCTTCAGCAGTCATATCTCCCTTGAATACAGTGTTAGATGTATCCAACTTGGATTTGGTAGCTGCTTTCTTCTTTCTTATAACTCCAACCATCTTATTAACCATGTTTACTTCATCAGTGCTAATTACTGGCTTTGCTCCCTCATTAGCATAAGGCTTAATACTACCCTTATTATGCAAAACTTTATGCTGCCTCGACACATAGTCTTCTGGATGTTCTCCATGCTCTCTCAAGTTCTCAAATGTTAGAGCATTAGCATACTTCTTAACTCCCCTCTTCCTTATTCCAGGCTGATAAAGTCTCCTACTCTCTAAATAACCACCTGCATCCGATAAGTTGTCAAGTTTACCTTCTAATACACTATTCCTATCTAACACTTCTACTACCAAACCTATACCCCAGTTAAGTAGCTGACTCATAGTTCTAATCTCCTGCCCTTGACTCATAAAGTACTTGTCCAAGTTAGCTAAGTCAACTAAGTTAACTCTACCCTGTACAGGTATACTTCTCTCTTGCTTAACCTCTTCTTCATATTTCATTAGTATCTCCTAGGATCATTGTGCTTTCTATAGATTTTAAAGGTATTCCTTCTACTCCATTTCTAATCAATACTTCCCTCACACTTTGTAAGCTAGTAATCTTAGGCTTAAATCCTTTCTGTCCAAATGCTATCTCACAGGCTGCTCTAACTCCCCTTTCACTAACATACTTACTAAACTCCCTAACTGCTCTTTCTTCCAACTCTTCTCTCATAGTCATGCCACTACCTCCATTGTATGTTGTATAATGTATATTGTACTGTACTCCGTGTGCGACAGGAGGGAAGGGACGGAGACCGTCAAATAATTATACGAACTAATACATACTAATATAAGTATATATATACTATATATATATCACGATCTTGTATGCATCTGTTAGTACCCATCCCATACCCCATGTAGCACACCATATACGATATACAATACATTATACAACATCTACACTCAATTGTCAACGTATTATTCAGTACATTTGAGTCCAGTTGAATCATACTATAGTACAAAGTACAAAAAAAGAGGGCATAGACTATTACATCTATACCCTTTTAGTTGTTAACTTGCAAAGTTGTGTTGAACTACTACTGTATCATCTTGGATAATTAGTACGTGTCCACACTCATACCATACTACCTTGTTACCTGGAGTAGACTCAAGACTATGAAACTGTCTCCTGGCTTCGGTAAGAGAATTACCCTTTTCATAGCAACTATCACATACTTCATGGCTTATTAAATGCTTCATCTAATTCACCTCCCTTCATTATCTAATTACTCACTCTATGCGATCTGTGGTTTAGGTTAGTTACTTAGTTGCCTTTGCGATCAAGTTGTCAATATACACTTTCTGTTCGTCTGGAGTCATAGCTGTCAATCTAGCAGCCACCGCTTCCTCTGGATCTATCTGTGGTGCTTTACCTGGAGCCTTAGCATCTACGTTCACAGTACCTTTATCAATTAAGTTGTCGTAGTTCTTCCTACCACCTGAACCATTTTGCCAACTTACCACGTCCTTGTCAAGAGCCTTCAGGAATATACTCTCGAGTGTCAGTCCATCGTACTTGACTTTCAATACCACTTGCTTAAAAGTACCAGCCTTTTTGGAATCTTCATCCGGTGATACTGTGATGGTCTTGGTGAGTACTACATCACTTATTATCTGATTTAAGTCCATAGTTGTTCCCCTTTCATATCGAGTATACAACCACAGACCCCACAGAGTGAGTAGTCACCATGCCCTAGTGTCTCGGCACCTCGCATGGCTTGTTATTCAGTTGTCAAAGAACCTTTGTTTATATTCAGGGCTTGAGACCGAGGCCTATTATATGTCCACCAGGACAATCACCCTCTTTGTTATGTTGATTTCATCATACCATACTTGTTAATATATGTCAAGTCCACCACATAAATAAATATGAAAGGCGAAGGGGGAATAGTGGTGCAATACTACGCGGGTTGCCATCTCTAAGTTTTATCTGTACTTTAAACAAACATCCCATTTGGTACATTTGCACTTATCTTCCCATGATGATGGTGAGGAGAATGTGCAGCCCGTTAAAAAATTTTACCATCTTTTAAACCTCAATGTAGCAATTATAGGATGATTAAATACACCAAATATTACCTTGACTTTTAGCATTGGAACGTGTATAATATATATAGAATTATTAAAGGAGATTTACTAAATGCCAGAGATAGAAGTTCAAACCAGAAACAACCTCTACGGATTTGACTACCTTGAACCAGATAGTCGGCGCAGAGATGACCAGTATGCAGATGAAGGTGAAGAAAGCAAACCTTTAGCTTATGAAATAACTCAACTCTGGCAGCGTTCACATGAGATAGTTAATTTATGTGCAAAGGGGTATAAGAACAAGGAAATTGCGCAGATCTTAAACATCTCACCTGTTACGGTTTCTAACACTTTAAATGGTAAGTTAGGCCAACATAAACTTTCAGAGATTAGAGGTGAGAGAGACGTTGAGACTAAGAAGACGGTGGAGAAAATCCGCGTCTTAACCGACAAAGCCCTTAACGTCTACCACGAAGCATTTGATAATGAAGGTGGGCAGGCAACTTTCAAAGATCGAAAGTCAGTAGCTGATACAGTAGTCTTAGAACTCTCCGGCCTTCGAGTCCCAACCAAAGTCCAAAGTCACTCCGTTCATACTACACTTACCAAGGACGAAATAAATTCATTTAAAGATCGTGGAGTTAAGGCTGCAAACGGAGCTGGGATTGTTATAGATGTTGAGCCAGAATCTGAACCGGAAGATGGATTAGCCTAAGGTGTCAGCCATTGAAGGTTATAAAATGCAACTAAAAACAGCCATTGAACATAGACCAATAACATTGTAGATATGATGATTGAAGAACCAAACCCATACACTCCGCCGCCGATTATCTCTTTTTCGATTAACTTGACGAAAGTTAAAAGCTGGTGGAGAAAACGTAAAGAAAGGAAATCGTTGACTGAAGCAGAACTATATGACAAGTGGAAAGAAGAGAAAATAATTTAACATAGGAGAATAATTATGGATTGGTTATTGAAACTAGCATTACCTATTTTAATGGGAGTTATTGGCAAACTGTTATCACCTGAAAACATTGTACTGTATGGAGATAAACTATTCGACTTAATCGAGGATGCTATAGCTAATAGCGAAACCACTATTGACGACGTAACTGTATTGCCAGTCATTAAGGCCCTTAGACTTGGCCTGAACATTCCTGACAATGATTAAGACCGTAAAATAATTTTACAAACTATGGATGAAGAAAGATGACAGTTTGGTACAAACAAGGTGTAATCGGAGACCTTCAACCAGTCGCAAGAAAAGGTCTAGGCCGTGTAGCTAGCTTATTAAATCTCCACAAAAGTGATCTTCATATTACATCACTTAGAGACGGAAACCACAGAGCTGGATCTCTCCACTATGATGGTTTAGCCTTTGACTTTATTAAACGTGGTAATCAAGGTTATAATAAATCTGACATACAAAAGATACTCGGTCCTGATTGGGATGTAGTTAATGAAACTAGTCACATACACTGTGAGTATGATCCTGGTGAATAAGCTTTATGGACGAAGAAACTAAAAACATACTAGCTTCTTGCTCTGTCAGCACAAGAGTAATTGCTAAGACTTTCTTTCCTGAACGCTTTAATCGCGAGTTTGCTGAAGCTGTCCACGGGGAGATCTTTGACCTCATCGATGGGCCAGATAATCAAATAGCTATCGCGGCACCTCGAGGTTGGGGCAAGACTTCCATTGTAGCCTTAGCCCTAATGGCCCGCTATGTCCTATTTCGTCTAACCGGATTCATTTGCTATATCAACAAATCTCACGAAGCAGCTTCACTCCAGACTGAAAACTTAAAACGTGAACTAATAACCAATCGACTAATAAGAAACTTCTTCGGTCCTGCAAAACCTGGAAAAGGTGAAGGTTCGGATTTTGAAGAAGTCTTTTCCAAGAAATCTTGGGTAGCTTATGATTCACTAGTTTGGCCGCGCGGAGCTGGTCAGCAAGTTCGTGGAGTACTTTTCAAAAATGACCGACCTGGGCTTTTCGTCATAGATGATTTAGAAGACAAGAAAAAGATGATGAATGAAGATCTTAGGAAGGAAATAAAAAACTGGTTTTTCTCTGACGTTCTCGAAGCCGTTCCGCAGCTTCACACTGATTGGAAAATTATCTACATTGATACCTTAAAGCACGAAGACTCTCTACTCCAACACTTACTCGAATCTCCAGACTGGGCATCTGTGCGTCTCGAAGCTTGCGATGATGATCTCCATTCCGTAGCACCTCACTTTGTCTCAGACGCAGTCATTAAAGCTAAATGGGACAAGGCCGTCAACGCTGGCGAAACCGACTCCTTCTTCCAAGAACATCGAAACTTACCAATCTCCTCTGCCGACTCTTCCTTTCCACAATCTTACTTCAAATACTACAATCTCCCACCTGAAAAGCCTTGTCGTGAAGGAGTTGATTTAAAGCTGTTTGATTCGGAAATTCAACAAGACCAACACATCGAAACTGTAGTAATCCTCGATCCTGCAAAGACTGTTAAAATACACTCTGCTGAGTCTGCTATTGTCGGAATAGGCATTGACCTCAACTCTGCACGTCTTTACGTTAGGGACATAATAAGTGAAAAAATGTACCCAGATGAAATCTACGATGCTATGTTTGGCATGGGACAGATGCTTGGTGCAAAAGTCTTAGGCATTGAGGAGACTTCCCTTAATGAGTTCATCAAACAGCCGATTAAAAACGAGATGTTCCGCCGTGGAAGTTTTTTCGAACTCATCTGGCTCAAAGCCCGAGGTGGAATGAAGAAGGAACTCCGTGTAAAGGAACTCGTTCCATATTATAGAGGTGGTTATATCTATCACAATGCCTCCTGTGCCAATACACGAAAACTCGAACAACAACTCTTAATGTTCCCTCGTTCCAAACTCTGGGACATAATGGATGCTTTAGCTTACATAATCGAGATGCTTGAACTTGGCGAGCGTTACTTCAGTCCTACTAATGACATAGACGACTCCGAATCTGAGTACTCCGAACTTGATTATGAGCCTTCCATTGAAGGTTGGAGATGTATGTAATGTCTTATATAATAATACAAGATGGTAAATTTAAAGAGGGCCATTTCTGGTCTAAAGTTAGTAAAGAGGATATTGATAATTGCTGGGAGTGGATTAGAAGATATGAAGCAATTACATGATAATGGTATGATACAATCTGACATAGCTTGTAAATATAATACTTCACAGTCTAATATATCACGGTTAATTAGGAAGTTTGACTACGACAAACCTATGGAAGAGTGGAGGGCAGTGTAATGCCAGATCCAGTAACGGCAACTTTAGGTGGTGTGGCAGTGGCTGCCATTGCAGTATCTTTTGGGAAGTACTTAGGTGGTAAAGGGACAGTTTCAACTGATCAATGTGAAAAAAACCAGTCAGCTTGTTCTAAACTCTTAATTGAGAAAATAGATAATTTAACAGATAAAGTAAGTGACCTGAAAATTGACATAGCAGATTTAAAGACCGTTCAATAATTTAACAAACTATGGCAAGAAAATATGTACGCATAGGTAGTCTGGACAATGTCCACTTATTCGACGATGGAGACTTCACTGGTGGAGTTGAAACTGACGACACTATCAAAGCTGGCTTAGCACCTGTTGCAAATGAAGATATGATTCGTCTCGTAGATGTAGGTGGAGTAACTGCTAACATAGTACTAGCAGTAGCTGCCATAACCGACCATTCAATAGTCAGAGGTAATGGTGGGAATAGAGGAGTTCAAGGCAGTCTTTTAATACTAGATGATGCTGGAAACTTGTCAAAAGCCGCAACTGATCTATTACTAGACTGTGGGGCTAACAAGACACTTGAATTAACTCAAGTCACTTACGATGACTTATACTTTGAAATAGCTCCGAAAACCACTGGTGCTGGAAAGCCAACACTTGCGAATTTCTCTGGTAATGTTAACCAGTGGTTAATGGCTATCAATGATATTTCAGAGCTCCGTCCTGTAGAACTAAAGCATGATGGGAAGGAAGGGACACAGATTGAGCTTCACGTACACTGGGGAACTAATGGTCTTGATGGGACAGATAGAGGAGTTAAGTGGGAAATAGATTACACCTGGGCCAATGAGCTTATAGCTGGTGGAACCACTGCATTTGCAGCTGTAACTACCATCTCTGCAGAGACACAAATACCTGCTAACACTCCAGATAAAACACATATGTATACAAGTGTTGTATCTTTTACTCCTGCATGGAAGATTGGTGCACTTGTGTTAATGAGTTTAAAAAGGATAGCATCTGTAACAGATCCTACTCCAACATCTGATCCTTGGGTCTTTATGGTGGGAATACATTATCAGGTTAATACTTTAGGTAGTAGACAAATTAGAACTAAATAAAGGAATAAAATGCCGTACATAGTCAAAGGTGAGCCAAGTTCCTGGAAAGACGATATTTATAGTAAGGAAACTTTCAACTATGACTATCCAGGTGGTCTAGATCTAAAACCAGGAAGTGATTTTCACAATGGTTTGCGAGACAAAATCTGGCAACGTGCTAATGAATCTCGACATGAAATCTCTAAACGTTTCCCTTACTGGCGTGAGATTGACAAAACCTTAACAACTTACATTCCATTAAAAGACTATGAAAAGAAAATAAAAGGTAATGATGATACTAAGCCCGTGTCAATAGTTTTTCCATACACTTATTCAATCCTTGAATCATTACTTACATACTTAACAATGGCCTTCTTTCAAGATCCCATCTTCCAATATGAAGGTGTAGAAGATGACGATGTACAAGGTGCGATGTTACTTGAGATGGTAATTAGACTTCATTGTATTAAGAATAAGGTTCCATTAGCAATCCACACAGTCCTACGCGATTCACTTGCATACGGAGTGGGAATCGGAATACCTGGGTGGAGGAAAGTCTACGGACGCAAGCCTATAAGATCAACTATCGAGACTATGTCTGACATAGGTACAAGCACTGAATTCGATGTACAGATGGTTGACTCGTTACTTTTTGAAGGTAACAAGTTATCCAACATCGACCCTTATATGTGGCTTCCTGATCCTTCCGTAGCCAGCTCAGATATTCAATCTGGCGAATTCATAGGTTGGGTGGATCGTGATAACTACATGAACATCTTAAGCGAAGAAAGTCAACCTGAGCAAGGTTTATTTAATGTTAAATACTTAAAGAGGAAAAAAGACCAAAGATCAACTTTATCCCTTGACCAGTCTGATCGTGAAATCAGACACGGTGGATCTAGTGAACTCAACCGATCAATGACTAATACCACAAATCCAGTCGATGTGATTAAGATGTATATTAACTTAATCCCAAAAGACTGGAAGTTGTCAACAAGTGAAAACCCTGAAAAGTGGTACTTTGAACTTGCATCAGATGACATAATTATAGCCTGTGAACGAGCAGATCACAATCATGGAATGTATCCTGTGAGTGTAGCTTCTCCCGAGTTCGATGGCTATTCAATAACACCTATAGGTCGTCTTGAAGTCCTTCACGGTCTTCAGCATGTACTAGACTTTGAATTCAACTCACACATAGCTAATGTAAAAAAAGCTATAAACGATATGTTAATAGTTGACCCTTACCTTGTAAACATAAATGATTTGAAGGATCCAAGACCAGGTGCCCTCATTAGATTACGTCGACCTGCTTGGGGACGTGGCGTTGATAAAGTAGTCCAACAACTAATGGTCCAAGACATAACACGTGCTAATATAGGAGATGCAACTTACATAACTTCAATGATGGACCGAGTTAGCGGTGCAGACCAGTCAATGCAAGGTGCACTGCGTCAAGGTGGACCTGAGCGCTTAACTGGCACCGAGTTCAAAGGAACACGAGGCTCAGCAATGTCTCGTCTTCAGCACATTTCAATGTCTATCGGTATGCAGTTCATGCAAGACATAGGAACTATGTTTGCTGTTCACACTCAGCAATATATGTCAGAAGACACTTATATACGTATAATAGGACGCCATGCAGAGACTTTGAAGAAAACCTTTGGTATGGAAAGTCGTAGTTCGAAAGTTTCCATGTATGACTTGGCAATTAACTATGACCTAATAGTAAGGGATGGTTCAATCCCTGGAGGCAACTTCTCCGATGCCTGGATTGAGATGTTTAAAGTAATAGGTACAAACCCTGAACTAATGCAACAGTTTGACATAACTCGGATATTCATGTATATAGCTGGACAGCTTGGCGCAAAGAATGTAGAAGACTTTAAACGAAACGTAGACCAAACCCAGGCCCAAGTAATGCCTGATGAGCAAGTAGAACGAGAAGCTCAGGCTGGTAACCTTGTTCCAATGGGCTAATTTAATAGGAGGTAACAGATCATGAAAGGATTTTTTGATGTAGTGGAATCCAGAGAAGGGTACATTGATAAGTTTGATATGCTTCATAATTCAGTGAAGGTTATGCTAACAGCAGATGAAATTCGTGCCTTGCACACAACACCTCAGACTTTACTTGCTGCACCTGGACCTAACAAGTTCACCTTAATTAACACTGCTATAGCTTACCTTGATTACAGTGGTGGAGCGTTCGCTGGTGCAAATGACCTTGAGATTCGCGCAGTTGATGGAACCGGAACAGTGCTAACCGAAGATGGATTCAGTGCAGCATTTCTTAACGCTGTTGTAGATTCTATTGCCGTTGAATCAGGTGTAGGCTATTGGGGTGAGGTTGCTAGAGCCTTAGACCAGGCAGTAGTCGCAGTCGTACCTGTGGCTGATCCAACTGGTGCATTGTCAACCTCAACCTTAACAATCATACTCAACTACGTAGTCATAAAGGTCTACAACTAATGCTTGACGAAAAAACCATAAACTGTTCAAAGTCCGAAGTCGAAGAATTCAAAGATTCGTTCGTTTGGCTAGACATTAAATCTGAACTAAATGATCTGGCCAAGCGAGCTAAGCTTGAATATGACCTTGTAGGTGAACCTCACGTAGATGACTCAGGACACATGATAGTCCCTAACACATCTGAGACTTTAATTAGCTTAGGTGACATAAAAGGTAGAAGAAAAGCTGTTTCATATTTCCTAAACATTCCTGATATACTTCTTCAAATTCTGGAGGATAAGAAAGATGACGCTAAACGTAAATCAACCGACTGACCAGGAACTTAATGCAAACTGGCCTTATTGGATAAGGGCACTTGCAGTTGAGATTAATTCAATAATCTTTGGTGAGGCAGGAATTACAACTACTGAATTAGCTATAGCTGCTGCGACAACTAGTTTATCTGTAGGCACCGGAGAAGATCTCTCAACTGTATCACTTGAGAAGGTGATAATTAGTTCTGCTGGACCTAGTCCAATAACACAGATAACTGGTGGACTTCAAGGCCAAGTAAAGATATTTATATTCCAAGATGATAATGTTACACTTACAGCTGGAGCAAAGACTCTTGGACAATTATATCTAAACCAACCACTTGCATCTACCGTCAACTTTGAAGTTGATGATGTATTAGCTTTAATGAACATAGATGGAGATGGTGGTGCTAACTATGGTTATTGGCAGGAGCTTTATCGTAAGCTTAGTATTCGATAGTCCGTAAAATAATTTAACAATCTTTTGGAGGTAACTCATGGGAGATGAAGAAGTAAAAAGTGATGTGCAGGAGATGAATAAGGCGTTTGATTCAGCTATTGAAACAGTTGAGGAAATAAATGAAGATGTTAAAGAAGAGGTAATTGAAGATGAACTCGAACCAGATACAGAAATTAAGGGAGAGGGTACAGAAGAGGGACTTGAGGAAGAACTTAAAGAAGAAGAAATCCCTGCTGAGGGAATTGAAGAAGGAATTGAAGAGGAGAAGGAAGAAGAAGAGCCTGAACTCGATGAAAAAGACAAACTCATTGCCGAGCTGCGTGAGAAACTGGCTGAGAAAGAAGTTAAAGATGAACCTGAGCCAGTTGTAGAACCTGAACCTGAGCCTGACCCAGAACCTTTAACTTTCGAAGCTCAGGACTTTATTGATGAAGATGAAGACTTAGAAGACTTAACCCGTGATCCTGAGAAACTCAATAAGGTATTCAACAATATCTACCAACGTGCAGTCACCGACACACGCAAGGTACTTGGCGAAGGCGTCTTACGCTCTATTCCAGACATAGTCCGCGCTAGCGTAGACATGATGGATAAACTTAAACAAATGAATAATAAATTCTACTCCGACAACAAAGACCTTGAACCCTTTAAAAAGGTAGTAGCTGCCGTTTTCGAAGAAGTAGCAACTAAAAATCCTGGCAAGGACATGATGGATCTCTTACCAATGGTTGCAGATGATGCAAGAAAACGGCTTGAACTTCACAAACAAGCTACAAAGACAACTGAAAGGAAGTCACCTAGGCTCCCTTCCAGAAAGCGTCGTACTACAATTCCTGAAGAAAAACCTAACACTAACCCTCTTCTCAATGAACTTGAGGAGATGAACAAAACAATTCGGAGGTAACAATTATGGGACTTGAACAAAACAATGCGCAGCAGTATAGGGAAGTGGTAGACAAGTTCCACGATCCTGCTGCAGATTATGAAATGACAACTCGTGATTATGTAGTTCGACCCACTGTGGCCGCGGCTGCAATTACAGTTACTCTACCAATCGTATCTGAAGCCAAAGGTAGAATATACTCTATAATCGCCAGAGGCAATGTAGATGTAGATCTTCCTATCATCATCCAAGATCATGATGATGAATCTGAGGGATGGTCGGATCTTACAATTACAGAAGTAGGCCGTGGAATTACACTATACTCAGATGGTTTAGGCTGGTCAGAGCTTGGATCTACTGGAGTTGGTCTCCATATATTTTCAGCATTAGATACTGGATTTAACACTGGTGCAATTCTAATAGCTGGAGATGAAGCTGGAGGTGCACTTGCAATTGGTACTGTGGCTGCATCTGTAATCATAGAACGTGTAAACCTCACTGCCGAAATCACTGGTGGAAATTACTTAATGGGTAAGTACATGACCTTAGCATCTTCTGAAACATTTGGTGAAGAAGGCTTTATGATTGGTCACTACATCAGAATCGAAGTAGCCCATAATATCCAGGACACCTATGCAATCTGGGGAAAGTGTA